CAATCAAGACTGACGACGGGATCTTCTTCGCGCTGAGCAAGGCCAAGATCATCGAGGAGCTGCCGCTGCTCACTGACAAGCCAGACACTGCTTACCGCATGCTGAAGGCCTTGGAAGAGGCGGGGTTGATTGAGCTTCGCCCTGAAGCATTCCGACTCACCGAAAAAGGCTGTGAGTGGAACCCGAACCGTATGGGTCACATCACCGCCTATCAACCGCCAGTCCTACCGCCTCGGCGTAGGACGAAAAAGAAACCAATCCCTTCTGGCTTGCGTGCACAGGTATTCGCCCGCGACGGTCACGCGTGCTTGCGCTGCGGCTGCTCGTTGCTGATGCGCTTGAGGGCTGATCACGTCGTACCTGAAAGCCAAGGTGGAGAGGCTTCTTTGGGCAACCTCCAGACCCTTTGCATGTCCTGCAATAGCTGGAAGGGCGTGCGGACGATTGATTTCCGCACGTTCGCCGGAGGTGCAGCATGAGCATGGGCCTTATGGTTGCCGCAATGAAGCTTCGCGTTGGTAATCCGCTGCGCAAGCTGGTGCTGATCAAATTGGCCGACAACGCCAGCGACGTAGGCGAGTGCTGGCCCTCCTATCAGCACATTGCCGACCAGTGCGAGATCAGCAAGCGGTCTGTCATGAACCACATCACCGCTCTGTGTGAGGCGGGACTGTTGCGCAAGGAGATCCGGAAGGGTGGACCAAAGGGGAATTCGTCGAACGTTTACTTCCTCACTCTCGACGGTGGTGGTGCACCTCCTGCACCAGGGGTAGTGCAGAAGATTCACCCGGGTAGTGCAGCAGGTTCACCCCCTAGTGAATATCCTGCACCAGGGGGTAGTGCAGCTGTTGCACCCAGAATCAGTAACTCTCTTGAATCAGTCATGGAACCGGTCATTGAACCAATTGCACCCCCGGCTCACGCCGAGGTTGTGCCGGCTCAGTCCCGCAATCTGGTTCTGGTGGTTGATCGCACCAATGCGCCACGGGTTGAGATTCCCGCTGACATGCCGGGCCCAAAAGACCAGTCATGCAAAACTTTCAAGGTCTGGGCGAACTACGCCATGGCCTACCGCAAGCGCTACCACGGTGCTTGGCCGGTGTGGAACGCCAAGGTCGGCGGTCAGCTCGGCCAACTGGTCGACCGGCTCGGCGCCGATGTCGCCCACCACGTCGCCGCTCACTACCTGAAGACCAGCGACGCCGGCGTCCTGCGCAAGTGCCACAGCCTCAACGAACTGCTGGCCAATGCCGAGAGCTACCACACCCAGTGGGTGACTGGTCAGCGCATCAACGGGACGACCGCACGCCAGATGGAGCGCACTGAAGCGAATGTCTCCGCCGCCGAGCAGGCCGCGCAAATGGTCTTGGCCAAGCGCCAAGCGGGAGAACGCAATGAATACATTTGAAATGAACGATCACCAGGTTGCCAGCCTCGCTGCTGCGATCTGCGCCACCGCCGAGGCCATGGGTCAGGAAATGAACCCAGGCACCGCGGCGATGATGGCGGAAGACCTCTGCGCTTACTCAATCCCCACCGTGAAAGCCGCGCTGAAGGCCTGCCGTTTCGAGGTGAAGGGCAAGCTGGCCATGGCTGACATTCTCCAGCGCGTGCAGGCCGCTGACGGTCGCCCGGGCAAAGACGAAGCATGGGCGATCGCCATGACCACAAACGACGAGTTCGAAACGGTGGTGCTGACCGACGAGATCCAGCTCGCGCTGGCTGCCGCAAAACCTGTCCTCGACGCCGGCGACAAGGTCGGTGCGCGCATGGCGTTCAACAGCGCTTACGAGCGTCTGGTAGGGCAAGCCCGGGAGGACAGCAAGGAGGTGAACTGGCATGTGTCTGTCGGCTTCGACGCCAACCGCCGCACGCAGGCGATCACCAAAGCTGTGCAAATGCAGCGAATTCCGCAGGAGCGCGCTCAGCAGTACCTGGCCGACTTGAGTGTCGCGCCGGTCACTGAAGACGGCCGGGCCGTGGTTGCGCTGCTCACTGGTGAGGTCGCGCGGCCTTCCCTAAAACTGCGGGAGAAGCTCGCTGCGGTGAAGGACTCGATGCTGGCCATGCGTAAAGCCACGGACGACGAAAAAACAGAACTGCGAATTTTGGCAGCCAACGAGCTGGCCGATCGCCGGGCGCTGCTGATTCGGCAGGCCGAACAATTGAAAGCAGGGAGCGCTGCTCAATGACCGATACCACTGAACAGAAAAAGCAGGCTGAGGCCGGCTTCAAAAACTTCCACCGCAGCCTCTGCGAGCGCTTCGGTTACTACCACGACGAGATCGACTGGCAGCGTGACCAGGTGTCGCTGGAAGAACACATCGCCACTCAATTCAGCCACGTCAATGCGGAAAACGCGGCGCTGCGTGGGCAGGTGCAAGCGCTGCAGCGTGGTGCCGGCCAGTTTCTGGAGCAGAACGACGCTTTGCTCGAAGGCATGACACGCATCATGCAATCGACTCGCTTGGGCGACCCGGCGTTTGCCATGGCGTGCGAAGTTGTGGGAGCGCTTGAGCATTCCACTGGCAGTCAAGCGGGTGGGGAAGGAACAGAATCCAGCCTCTCGCTTTCGCTCAGACTTCCGAAAGGTTCGCGCGCGCATGAGGCTGGTGAGCAGATTTTATGCAACGAAAAAACTGTGATCAAGGGGGTGGAGCATGGCTGAGCTCGCTCTTATCCGCACCGCGCAGGGTCTGGTTCCAGCCACTGAGTCCGACCGTGAAGTAACCCAGAAGTGGAAGCTGGGTCAGGTCATCCACGGCAAATTCACGAAGATGCGCAACGCCAAGTTTCACGGCAAGTTCTTCTCGATGCTGGATCTGGCGTGGGAATACTGGGAGCCGGTTGGCGGCCTGGTCCCGCGTCAGGAAATGCGTGGCATCCGTGGGCTGGCCAAGTTCTTCGAAGCTGCCAGCGGCAAGCCCGGGCAGTTGTCCCATGCCGTGGATTCTTACATTGCCCAGCTCGAAACCGAGCGGGCCGAACGTTTCCCGGCCGTGGACAAGTCTCGCGAAGCTTTCCGGGAATGGGTGACCATCGAGGCTGGTCATTTTCATCTGGTGCGAACTCCTGACGGTGTTCGCAAGGAGGCCAAGTCGATCAGTTGGGCAAATATGGACGACACGGCCTTTGAACCGCTTTACCGCGACGTGTTCAACGCCTGCTGGCGCCTCGTCCTGTCAGCGCACTTTGAGAGCGAAGACGCAGCCCTGAGTGCTGCTGATCAGATCGGGAGCTACGCATGAAGCGCACTCCACTACAGCGCAAAACCCCGCTCAGGTCTGGCGCTCCACGGCGAAAACGCTGCCCGACCTGCCGGGTGATGTTCACTCCAGCGCGCGACACCCAGGCTGTATGCGGGGAGATCGAGTGCGCCATCGCTCACGGTCAGTCGGAGAAAGGGCAGGCAACAGCGCGCAAGGCCTTGGCGGATTTTGGGCGGCGCGAGATCGAAGTCCGAAAGGAAAAGCTGAAGACTCGCACCGATCACCTCAAGGACGCCGAAAAGGCAGTTCGCGACTACCGGCGCATGTACGAGCTGAGCATTGGCAGCGGCTGCATCAGCTGCGGCGAATCGCAGGAATCGATTCTGGCGGCGCAGGGCTGGAAGACTGGCGGCGCGTTCGACGCTGGCCACTTTCTCGGCAAGGGTGCCCGGCCGGAGCTGCGGCTGGTACCGAACAACATCTGGTTGCAGTGCAAAAGTTGCAACGCCGGCTCATCCAAGTACGCCCGAAAGGGGCTGACGGTTTCACAGGCATTCCGCGAAGGGCTTATTGCCCGCATCGGCCTGGAAGCTGTCGAGGACTTGGAGGCCGACCATGCGCCACGCAAAGAAACCATCGAGCAACTGAAAGCCATCACCGCTGAATACCGGGCCAAGACCCGAGAACTGAAGAGGGCTGTAGCATGATCTATCCAGGCGTTCTGAACGCAGTTGTCTCCGCCCTCGCGGCTGAGGCCATCGACAACACCAGCAAACAGGCATGGCAGAAGCTGTACAACTCTGCCGACGAGGAGGAGGGCGGCGATTTGGCGACACTGGTCCGTTCCCGTGGCGCCGACACCATCGACCGCACGCAGGTGGACTGCTGGGTGTCTGCCCGGCTGCACAGTGCGCTCGAGCCAAAGCACTGGGACGCGCTGGTGGCGAAGTACAGCACCCACAAGGGGCGCAAGGTTCAAGCCATCTCAGCGTTGCAGGCTCTCATCAACACCCCGGCCCCGAAGCTGTTCCTGTTCAAGGCGACCACTACCTGGGCTATCCCGCAGTTGAAGGGTGCGCGGCCGAAGGTGGCGACGTCCGTATCCGTCGAGATCCCAATTGATGCGCCAGAGTGGCGCCGTGAGGCCGTAGTGAAGGCTGCGCTGGCGGCCGGCCAGGCGAAGGTTAAGCGTGACAGCTCCCGATCGGCCGACATGATCGTGCTGAAGGACAGCTTCTACGACATGAACACCTGGGACAACGACGGCACTCCGGAGTCGACTCGCCGCCGCTGGCGACAGGATATCGGTAAGGCTGCTGACAACCTGGTCAACGAGGCTCTGGCGCACGCTGCCGACATTTTGGAGGCGGAAGGTCTGCTGATTGAACAGGCTGCGTGATTGCCTGTTGACATCAGTGAGCGGATGAGCGAAATTAATCCCATCCTGTCATTCCTGCGCGTATCGAGGAGTGACAAACGAAACCCGGCCACCGCGCCGGGTTTTTTGTAAGTATGATGTCACTTTGATGTTGATCTCTAAACTGTTCTTGGATATAAAGGGTCCGTCGGTTCGCCGATACTTTGTTACCCCGTAGCTCAGTTGGATAGAGCAGCTCCCTACTAAGGAGATGGTCGTGGGTTCGAGTCCCTCCGGGGAAAGTAGCTACCCAAGTGGATGCTTTCCCGGATGTATTTACCCTCATATGAAACCCAGCCCCGGCTGGGTTTTTTATTGCCTGAAATTTATCTGCAGCCAGGGCAGCCTTCGGGAAGACTTGGACGTCGATAGCCGGATAGTGCGACGTACGGAATCAACACCGGCAGCCCGTGCACCCTTACCTCACCATGCTGTCGGGGTGGCGCGAGACTGGACCAGCGAGATCGATGCAAAGGGGCGTCGACGTTGAGAAGGCCTTTGGCGGACAGTTCGGAAAGACGAGCGCACCTATTTACACCGCCTCTGCGTTTCGTCGAGGCGGGCTCAAGTCAACGATGTTTCTGAGCCGTTCTTGGTCAGCGGTTGTTGTCTCGGAGGTCGCCTGACGGCTCGCCCGTTTTGCTAGGCCAATTGCGATGACAATCAATGACCGAAACATCTTCTCCCCTTGCATGCATACGGTGCAGGAAAGAAATTGGTCGCACGTCGCTTGGTTCAAAAGGTGACCATGTACAAACAATATGATCTCCATGTTTTTTTATAGATTCGTTGAGTGCCGTGATCAATTCGCTGGCTTTCATAGGATTCCTTGCCTTGTTGGATCTGCGTATTCACTGTGAGCAACTCTCTCGACGATAGCACTCAGCCAACAGCCCGCCACTGCGCGGGCTTTTTATTCCTAACTCCCTGACGGGGAGGAACCGAGATGCCAAACATGCCAGACAAACCAGACACATGGGCGATAGCGCTTGCGTGGTTGAGCCAGTATTCGCCGATCCTCTATGCGGCTGCGCTGTCCTGCGCTATGGCCGTCTTGCGGATCACTTACGGCGGCGGTACTCGTCGCCAGATGCTAGTGGAAGGCGCCATCTGCGGCGGCCTCACACTGACCATAATCAGCGGCCTGGACTTCTTCGGCCTGCCACAGAGCATGGCCACCTTTGCCGGTGGCTGGGTTGGCTTCTTGGGTGTCGAGAAGATCCGGAACATCGCTGACCGGGTGACTGACTTCAAGCTTCCCACCCGCAAGGCGGAGTAAGTCGCGACACGTTTCGCGAATCAGCAAATTGTGTCGCGACACGCGACGAGGAGAGCAGCATGGATAACCAGCACAAGAAGATCACTGGCTACCGCGACCTGACACAGTCCGAAATCGACGGAATGAACTCGATCAAGGCTCTGGAAGCGGACGCCGGCGAACTGTTCAAGCAGATCGGCCAGATTGAAGGCGTTGATCCGCGACTGCTGGCATTGGCCAAGACCAATCTGCAGCAGGGCTTCATGTGGTTCGTTCGCTCGATCGCCAAGCCCGCTGATCCTTTCAGCTGATGGGCGACGTAACCCGCCTGAGCCATGCGCTCCCGCTGAGCCAGGATATCAACCAGGCACTGACCGAGCTGAATAGCGCGAATGGGGGGCGCGATGCGGTCTTCCAGGCTAAGAGTCGACAGCCATCGAGCTAAGGTTTTGTGCCGGGAGACAGGCAAGACCGGAGCGATTGTTGGTGCTTTTCAAGTTGAGTCATGGCCTCCTCCCGGCGCTCACCCTGTAATGCATGTGACCATGGCGGACTGACTGCCAGTTTTTCTTCAATATCCGCGATCACGCGCTGTATTGCCAAGCATGGATCAGTGGCTCTTACGCGATTGCCCAATTGAGAGTTGAGATTTTTGTACTCCCCAAGAAGGCTCGTTAGCTGAGTCAGTTGCTGGTTCGCGGCATTTAGGTTGGAGTCGGATCTGTTCAGCTTCAGCTCTAAGTCATGCGCTTTCGTCTGTAGTTGATCAGCTTTTTCCGAAAGGCTCTTCTTCTCGACTTGCAGGTCGGCGATCAGCTTAGCTTGCACCTCGACGGTCGATTGAATCTTTCCGATGCCTACTAACTTTTCAGCTCCGTAACCGGCGAGATGAATAAGTGGGACAGCAGCTATCAGACCTGCGCCAAACGTAGCGATAGCTTTTAGGAGTATTCGAGGTTTTTTTTCAGGCTGATTGGGCTGCTGCGTTGGGGGTACATTATTCATTGAGGAATGCGAATCTTGTCAGGCCAGCCATTCAATTCGCGACTAAATCACAAAGAAGGGCAGGTCGTTAATTGGGGGGATGTGCCGCAGTTGGATGCGGCACGAAACCATCAGTTAGTGTTCAGGGCTTGTTGAATGAGATCTGCATAGGAAGAAAGTCTTTGCAGTTCCTCTTGCAAAATAGTGTGGCGCTCCGGAGAGTTCGAGACTTTCGCATGAATTAAGACTAGTGCTGCTGCCACTGCGGCCTCTCGAGAGTCTTCTGGAGTTTCACCGTTATAGCCATCCTTGGCTCGTAGGTTTTTGAAAAATTCAGACATCTTGGTTTTCTCTTCAGGATTGGATCCATATCAATACCGGCAACACGCCACTATTTCAAGCTCAGGGTGACTCATGGACAGACCGCTCCCTCCGGCGTCACTGCTCGAGCTTACGGATCTGTCCAACTTTGGTATCCGCCTGATACCTGCTCCGGAAGTGTGGGAATGGCTCCAAGCCGAGATCCTCACCGACACCGGCAGCATCCACAACGAAGAGCACGCCCATCTGATCGATGCGGACATTCGTGTGATGTGGGCGTCTGCTGCTTTCACGAAGAAGGGGCGCACGGTCGTCGGTCAGGCCGAACAGGTAGCGTTCCGTGCAGGTGGCTGGCAGAAGGCTCGGATGGAACAGCAGATGCTGGATTGGTTCGGTAACGTGCCGGCCTACATCATCACCCTGGCTGCCGACTACTGCGCTCAGTGCTCCGACGCTGACTTCTGCGCCCTGGTCGAACATGAGCTGTATCACATCGCCCAAGCGACCGATAAATACGGTCAGCCAGCCTTCACCCAAGAAGGTCTACCCAAGCTTGAGATGCGCGGACACGACGTTGAAGAGTTCGTCGGTGTGGTCCGCCGCTACGGTGCGAGTCCTGCGGTTCAGGAGTTGGTGGACGCTGCAAACAATCCTGCTGAGGTAGGGAACATGAACATTGCGAGGGCCTGCGGAACCTGTCTGCTCAAGTCGGCTTGATCCTTGACAGGACCTTGACGGAATAAACCCATATGGCAGCCCTGAAAGATGAGGTGAAGCGCTTCATTGTGCAGGCGTTGGCCTGCTTTGATACGCCGACTCAAGTAGTGCAGGCGGTCAAGGAAACATTCGGCGTCGAGGTGTCTCGCCAGCAGTGCGAACAGTACGACCCAACGAAACACGCTGGCCGTGACCTTGGAGTGAAGTGGAAGGCGGTGTTTGAAGATACCCGCAAGCGCTTCCGCGAAGAAACCGCCGAGATCCCGATCGCCAACCGAGCATTCCGCCTTCGTGCGATGAACCGGTTTGTGGAGAAGGCCGAGACGATGAAGAACATCGGCCTGGCCATGCAGATCCTCGAGCAGGCCGCGAAGGAAGTCGGCGACGTCTACGTCAATCGGCATCGGAAGGATGAGCCTGACGACGAACCGGCAATCCCGACGCGCATTCAGGTCGACGTAGTGGACGCGAGGAAGCCGAATGCCGAGCCTTAACGTTCCGCAGTCGCAGTTCCTCCTCTTGCCTCACAAGTTTCGCGCATTCGTTGCAGGGTTCGGCTCCGGGAAGACCTGGGTCGGATGCTCAGCGCTCAGTAAGCATTTCATGGAGTGGCCCAGCGTCAACGCTGGGTACTTCGCGCCGACCTATCCGCAGATCCGCGACATCTTCTATCCCACGATGGAGGAGGTGGCTTACGACTGGGGGCTGAAGACCAAGATCAACCAGGCGAACCATGAGGTTCACATCTACAGTGGCCGGCAGTATCGCGGCACTGTGATTTGCCGGTCGATGGAAAAGCCGCAGACCATCGTCGGCTTCAAGATCGGTCACGCACTGGTCGACGAACTGGACGTGTTGACGTCGATCAAGGCTCAGCAAGCCTGGCGCAAGATCATTGCCCGGATGCGGTACAACATCCCTGGGCTGAAGAACGGCGTGGATGTGACCACGACGCCGGAAGGCTTCAAGTTCGTCTTTCTCCAGTTCGTGAAGCAGCTACGCGACAAGCCGGCGCTGAAGGAAATGTATGGCCTGATTCAGGCAAGCACCTTCGACAACGAACTGAACCTGCCTGACGACTACATCGCATCACTGATGGAGTCGTACCCCGAGCAGCTGATCCGCGCTTACCTGAATGGCCAGTTCGTCAACCTGACATCCGGGTCGATCTACCACGCTTACGACCGCAAGTTGAACCAGTGTTTTGACACCGTGCAGTCCGGCGAGCCCTTGTTCATCGGCATGGACTTCAACGTCGGCAAGATGGCGGCGATCACCCACGTCAAACGTGAGCAGGGCCTGCCGCGCGCCGTGGACGAGTTGATGGATGGCTATGACACGCCGGACATGATCCGCCGCATCAAGGAACGCTACTGGGAGCACACCGGCAACGACTTCAGAAAGACCTGCGAGATCCGGATATACCCGGACGCCTCCGGCGATTCGCGCAAGTCGGTCAATGCCAGCCTCACCGATATCGCCATGCTCAAGCAGGCCGGCTTCACAGTCATCGCGCCGGCGGCTAACCCGCCGGTTAAAGATCGGATCAACGCCATGAACGCCATGTTCTGCAATGCGCAGGGCGAGCGACGTTACCTGGTCAACCCGTTTACATGCCCGACCTACGCCGATGGCCTCGAACAGCAGATCTGGGCGCCCAACGGCGAGCCAGATAAGAGCCAAGGAAACGACCACGCCAACGACGGCGGTGGTTACTTCATTCACCGCGAGTACCCGATCATCAAACCGGTCACCGCTATCAAAATGGGATACGCCCGATGAGCAACGACGTCTCCTTCAAGCGGGCGG